ATTTAGATACGCCTTAAAAAGGATACGCACCTATGTTATTATAGGTAAACGAGTAAACATGCGGGTGTGTCCAGAGTGCATGGACAAAGTTGGTGGCGACCACCCACAAAACTGGGTGGGTATAGTAGGGGCTCAAAAGGTAGCAAATGACCCACAGGCTCTACGCAACCCAAGACCAGATACGAATTTAAATGCCTCTAGAGGTCTATTTGCTTTTAACCCTGTGGCGACACAGACTATTACCACCACATTGAATGATGTGTTTATTACAATTACTTGAGGTATAATATGGCACAGTTTGAAGGTTCTTCTAAAGATGTTAAAGAAGACAAAAAATTAGCAAAAAAGAACAAGATGTCTATGTCTGATTGGGAAAAGAGCCCGAAAGATGCTAAGCACGACAAACAGAAATCTATGAAGGGTCTTAAGAAAGGTGGTATTACATCTATGGACGCTAAAAAAATGGGTCGTAATTTAGCCCGTGTTGCCAACCAAAAGAGTACTGGAAGAGGTAGATAATGGCTAAGCAACATATTGAAGGGTCTGCTGAATACAAGGGTGTTAAATCTGTACCTACTCCTGTAGGCAACGGCTACCCTGTTAAGATAGACAATAAAAAGACTATTAAAGTACGTGGTACTGGTGCAGCTACTAAAGGCACGATGGCTTCTAGCAAAATGGGTTAAACCATGACGTATAATGAGTTAAAAACAGCTATCCAGCAGTATCTTATGGTGGAATACGCTGGAGATGGGGCGGAACCTACGTTTGTAGCAAACCTTGATAACTTCATTAAAAACACTGAGATATTAATAAATAACTCGGTACAGCTCCCTGCGTTTCGTAAAAATGTAACGGGCACTTTTACTTCTGGGTTTCAGTATATAGACTTACCTGCGGACTTTTTATCTATATTCTCTTTAGCCGTTATCCCTAATACTACAGTTAATTTAGTCCCAACAGCGACTTACCAATACTTATTAAATAAAGATGTAAATTATATTAGAGAAGCCTACCCTTATCCTGTATCCACAGGCATACCTAAATATTATAGTTTGTTTGATAACACTGCCCTTATAGTAGGGCCTACACCTGATTCTAGTTATGCAGTTGAAATGCATTATTATGCGTATCCCCAATCTATCACTGCAACATCATCAGGTACAACTTGGTTAAGTCTTGAATTTCCCAATGCTCTGCTTTGGGGGTCTTTAGTAGAAGCCTATATATTCTTAAAAGGTGAGCAGGAATTAATTCAAACATATCAAACTAAATTCGATCAAGTTATGAATGAGATTAAACAATTAGGCGATGGTAAAAACCGTCAAGACTCTTATAGAACTACTCAAGTTAGAGATAAGGTAAATTAATATGAGTGAAGAAAACAAAACCCCTATTGCCGCTGTACTTAATAGCGTAAGCATACTAACAGAAAATAATGAGCCTGAAGAGGCTGTAGAAACCGAGGAAGACTAATGGCTATAACCCAAGCGATAGCATCGACTTTTAAATCAGAGCTTTTAGGTGGATTGCAGAACTTTACTGCATCTACTGGAAACACTTTTAAAATAGCTTTATACACATCATCTGCTACTTTAAATTCAAGTACAACTGCATACACTACGTCTGGAGAATTTCCAAGCACAGGTAACTATACAGCAGGCGGAAACACTTTAACAAGCCAGAGCATAACTTTGTCAGGTACTACAGCTTATATTGACTTTGCTGATTCTACTTGGGCCAGCTCTACTATTTCTGCAGCTGGGGCATTGATATATAATTCCACTAATGCAAATAGAGCTGTATGTATATTAGATTTTGGTGGTACTTTTACCTCAACTAACGGCGCATTTACGGTGGTATTTCCTGCACCTACAACTACTACTGCTGTATTAATACTAAACTAATAGAGACATGGCTGATGTTTCTGTAGGCATAAGAGGTTGGTCTGGCGGGGCATGGGGGGTTGAGGCGTGGAATACGCCCACCCCAACTACTTTTTTCTCTCCTCTAACGCTTACAGAAAGATCAGTAACAACAACTGCAGGTGCAACACCCTCGGTTACAGGTCAAAACCTTACTCTTACAGAAAACTCGGTAATTCTAAGTACGGGCCAAAGCTTATCGGTTACAGGTCAAAACCTAACCCTTACTGAGCGTTCGATATCTCTTTCTTTGGGAGCAACTCTATCTGTCACAGGACAGAACCTAACTTTAACGGAAAACTATGTAAGCGTCATTTCTGTTAACAGTGTTTTTGTTACAGGTCAAAGCTTATCACTTACAGAAAACTCTATATCTTTAAGTGCGGAACAAAGCATACCTGTTACAGGGCAAAACCTATTTCTTACTGAGTCCCCAATAGATTTAACGTTAGACGCGGCAATGCTTGTTACAGGTCAAGAGCTTGTTTTTACAGAGTCTTTAGTAGATGTAATATCTGTTAATAGTGTTTTTGTTACTGGGCAAAGTATAGATCTTACAATTAATGACGTTAGCGCCCAAATATCTGTATACCCTGTTATTATAGGACAAAACCTAAACCTAACTTTAAACGCTCCAAAATTTTGGTTTCCTGTTAATCCAGACCAAATACCTAATTGGCAGCAGATCAATAGCACCACTCCTGTAACATGGAGTGTAGTAAACACAACACAAAGTCCAAGCTGGGTAAATATAGGTACAAATCAGACACCCAATTGGTCTCTAGTAAACACCGTACAAAATCCAGATTGGATTGACATACCCCATTAAAAATGATATACATAGCTCACAATTTTTGAGGATAAAACCCAATGGCATCAACCTATTCACCTAATTTACGCATCGAGCTCATTGGTAATGGCGAGCAGTCCAATACATGGGGTACTACAACTAATACTAACCTAGGCACTTTAATTGAGCAAGCCATATCTGGTTTAGTATCTGTTGATGTAACTGCGGGCAATGTTACTCTTACATCTTTAAACGGTGCTTCAGATCAGTCCCGTCAGATGATTATTGTAGCTACAGGGACTCCGGGGGTAACACGCACTATTACGGCACCTGCGGTTAATAAAGTCTATATCGTATATAACAACTCAAATGCAACACTTAGCTTTATAGCTTCTGGTGGCGCTGGAGTATCCTTAAGTGCAGGGGCTAAAAAGTTAGTATACTGTGATGGAACAAATTTTGTTGAGGCTATTAATGCTGTAGTTATTACTAGTGGATCTATTGACGGCGTTGATATTGGAGCTACAACAGCCTCTACAGGAGCGTTTACAACTCTTAGTGCTTCTTCCACTATTTCAGGAACAGGATTTAGTACATACTTAGCCTCACCTCCAGCTATAGGAACTACAGCACCCGCTGCTGGTAAATTTACTAATCTTGAATATACAGGAACGCTAACAGGTAGTACTGGTGTTATTAACATCGGTTCTAATCAAATATATAAAGACGCTTCTGGTAATATAGGTATCGGGGTTGCCAGTTTAACAGGTGTTTCTTTACTACTACAGAAGAACTTAACAGGTAGCACCGATGCAGCACAAATTTATAATAACCCTACTATTCTTTCTGGGGTAACTTCTACTGCGGCTTTATATACCACCTCACCTTCTACTCAAGCAGCTTCTTTTGCGTTAGGATCTTTGACTCACTACAACACTTCTTTTAATACTAAAGGAGCGGGTTCTTCTATTACTAACCAGTACGGGTTTAGTGCGGCATCAAGTTTAACAACAGCAACAAACAACTACGCGTTTACAGGTAACTTAGCTTCAGCTACAGGTCGTTACAATCTTTATATGTCTGGCACTGCTGATAACTATATAGCAGGCAACGTTGGGATTGGGACTGCTAGTCCTGCACAAAAACTTGATATACTTTCTACAACTACAACTGTGGCAAAGTTAACAGGCGGCACTGGTTCAAATCAAGGATCGTATCTTAATGTACAGGGAAATGCGATAGGTAATTATTCTTCAGTAATTGGAGGGGCATATAATTCCGATTTGATGATTTATGGTGGTGGGGCAAATATTTGGTATCAAAGTTCGGGAGCACATATTTGGAACGCTGGTGGCGCATCAGAAAAAATGCGCATCAACTCCTCCGGCAACGTGGGGATTGGGACAAGTAGTCCTAATGCTAAATTACATATTAATAGTACAACAGGATTTGCTGTCGGCGCAGCATTAACTGGCGATAATGCAATCCTGCCAAGCGCTGGTGGTATTGTTTTAAATGGCGGAACTCAGGCTGGATTATCTACCTATACCCCAATAGGAGGCTCAACTTCAGTTGCTGCAATAAGTCAATATTTTGATTCAACAGCCGGTTCTAGTAGATTTTTAGATATTGCTAGTGTTGGTGCGTTATCTGGCGCAGGAGCAAGTATCAGGTTTTTAACTTGTAAAAACGGTACGGCAGAAAGATTGCGTATTACAGATACCGGAGGTTTGAACCTAGGTACTTTTGTTAATGACCCGGGTGCTGGCAACATGATAACCGCTGGGCTATACGCTATTTCAGCGGCAGCGCCAACAATAGTATCAGCAACAACTATTGCCCCAACTAAAGCCATTACGTTTATCTCAGGCGTAACCCCTGTAGTAACCATTACTGCGCCAAGTCCTATTTCTTTAGGAGGAGGTCAAATTACATTAATTCCTACAGGTATTTTTACTACAACAACTGCTGGAAATATAGCTTTAGCATCAACGGCTGTAGTTAGTAAGGCATTAATCATGACTTACGATGTTACTACTGCCAAATGGTATCCGTCTTACTAATTAGGATAAATAATATGTCAATAACAAACACTTGGAATATCGTAGCGATGAACTGCAAACCTGATGTAAATGGTATGCTTGATTATGTCGTTGTAGCACACTGGACTCTATCGGCTACAGATGGTACTTACACAGGCTCAGTGTACGGCACAGCATCTTTTGAAGTTGATCCTGATAAGCCTAACTATACACCTTATGCAGATTTAACTTTAGATGAAGTCATTGCTTGGACACAAGCATCATTGGGTGCAGAACAAGTCGCTTCATATGAAGCAAACGTAGCAAGTCAAATTGAATCTCAAATAAATCCAACAATCGTAACACCACCTTTACCTTGGGCAGCATAAATGAATATATATAACTACAAAGTATCAGACCTACAACGTGACAAAGACGGTATTATAGTAGCTGCTTCTTTTACTATAACTGCTTCAGATGATATTGATTCTAACACTCATAACTTCTATACTGCTTTTGCTGCGCCAAAAGGTAAAACAACTGACTACTTTAAAATAACTGAAGAACAGGTAATTGGTTGGATAAAAGGTATGTTTGATATTAAAGACGACGATGGTGTTAAACAAAACTCATTAGAAATGCAAGCAGATGCTGAATTAAAAGCATTTAAAGAACGTAAAGCGGTTAAATCTGGAACTCCTTGGGCGGCATAAATGATAAATTTAGAACTGACTGTAAATGAAATCAACATGGTTTTACAAGCATTAGGTCAAGCGCCTTACGCACAAGTAGCTGAGTTATTTGAAAAAATAAAAGTACAAGCCGTTCCTCAAGTAGAAGCACTACCTAAAGAAGAACTGGCTGAAGCCGCATAGTATGAAAATAGAGTGGTCACAGGCTTCTACTAAACGAGGTATTATATGGGTAGTTACTGCTATTATAGGCACTGTGCTTATACTCCTAGGTAAACCTGTAGACCAGCTTTTACTACTCGCTGGCGGCGTTGCTGGTGGTCTTGGCGTGGTGCTTAAAGACTAATGCCATACTTATTCGTTGCCATTATTGTTACAAGTTTTGCTTCTGGGTACGGGTTTGCGTATAAAGTATCACAAGCAGAAATTAGAGAAATGTCAGAGAGTATATCTGATATGAACCGAGAAGCAGAATTACAACTAGCTACTCTTACTGAAGAAGCGGATAGGGTACATACAGAAGCCCTTAAGCTTAATAAAGAATTGGAGGATGCCAATGTATCAACAATCAATGCTATTAACAGCCAGCGTGATAGTTTTAAGTCTGTGCGCATGTACGACAACAGCAGGAAAAGTGGTAGTTGCACCGCAACAAAAGGTAATAATACCAGCACCACTACTAACCCCGATGAAGATAGATACGAACTTTCAGACAAACTTACAGACTTTCTCAAGTCTGAAGCCTATAGAGCAGATCAGATAGCAGCCTATGCTGCACTGTGTCAGAAGTTTGTAGTAGATAACAACTGTGGGATAAGTAGGTAATGGAAGTCTCTAGCAAGGGTGTAGCTCTTATTAAAGAGTTTGAAAGCTTTAGAGCGGCGCCGTATCTTTGTGCTGCAGGTGTACCTACTATAGGCTGGGGAACCACTAGGTATCCTGATGGGCGGGCTGTTAAACTATCAGACCCGAAAATAACAGAAGCTGTTGCGGATATGTACTTACACCATGACGTAACTACTTTTGAAAAGGCTGTTAATAAAGTGCTTACTATATCTGTACAACAAAGTCAATTTGATGCTTGTGTATCGCTATGTTACAATATCGGTCAAGGAAACTTTACATCTTCCACTTTAGTAAAAATGTTAAACGCAGGAACTGCACCAGACCTAATAGCTCCGCAGTTTCTTCGCTGGGATAAAGCCAAAGGTAAGTCATTAGCAGGTCTAACACGTAGACGTAAGGCTGAGATGGCACTTTTTTTAACTAGCACTGCATAGAATTTATTTAGAGGATTGGTGGATGGCTTTACAATACCTTCAGTTTAGACCCGGAGTCTCTAGAGAATCTACCAACCTAGCAAATACAGGGGGGTTCTATGCATGCCAATGGGTTAGGTTTAGAAGTGGCTCTCCTGAGAAAATAAATGGGTGGTATTTACCTAGTGTCTTTACTTATGTTGGGGAGTGCCGAAGTTTAGTTGAATGGGAGTCACTTAATAGCAACTATATAGTAGGCGTTGGTACAAATTTAAAATACTATGTATATATAGGTGGATTTTATAACGACATAACTCCTATTCGTTTAACAAGCTCTCTAGCTGCAAATCCTTTTTATCCCATATATTCTACCCTTGCATCAACTATAACAGCTACAGATACCACTATATCAGTAACAAGTGGGGCTTCTTTTACTCGCGTATACCCTTATGTTATTACAATAGATTCAGAAGACATTTATGTTACGTCTGCTTCTGGTACTAATTTATTGGGGTGTATTCGTGGGTATAATGGTACAACAGCAGCTCCTCATACTTCTGGAGTAGTGATATCAAGTAAGACCCTCGTAGTAGCGAGTACAGCAAACGGGGCCGCAATAAATGATTTTGTAACCTTTAGTGGTGCTACAGCCTTTGGTCCTTATACGGCGGCTCAACTTAATGTTGCGTGCCAAGTAACCGCAGTGGCTACTAACTATATAGCCTTTAATGTTGGTGTACAATCAACCGCTGTAACTAATGGTGGGGGAAGTGCTCCTGTTGTAGCTAAGTATCAAGTTTCTGTAGGGCAAGCCTATTCTGTTTTTAGTAATGGGTGGGGTGTAGGTCCTTGGGGTACTGGACATGGATGGGGTACAGCGTACCCCGTATCTTATGAGAATCAAGGCGCTCGTATTTGGAGTGCGGATACCTTTGGACAAGACCTCGTATATAACATTCGTAATGGTGGTATATATTATTGGAACGCAGCTACTAAATTACAAGCTGATGGAACGGTTACTGGTATAGGGGTTGATATTACTAGCGTTGCTTTTGGGGCAGATTCACAGGCTCCTAATGTTGGGGCTAGAGTTTTTGTATCTGAAGAGCGTCATATAGTTGTACTAGGAGCAAACGACCCGTATGCTGTGGATCCTACAGCGCAAGACCCGCTATTAATAAGATGGTGTAGCCAAGAAGACCCGTTAGTGTGGACTCCAGTAGTAACAAACACCGCAGGTTCTCAACGTCTATCATATGGTAGCAGGCTTATTACGGTTGAAAAAACACGTCAAGAAGTCTTAATCTGGTCTGATAGTGCCTTATATTCTATGCGTTATTTAGGTCCTCCTTATACCTTTGGTTTCACCGTTATATCTGCGGAGATTACTATTACATCTCCAAACTGCGTAGCTACTGCTAACGGTATAACTTACTGGATGGGGAATGGCAAATTTTACACCTATTCTGGAAGAGTAGACACTCTCCCCTGTGCCTTACGTCAGTACGTATTTAATGATTTTAATTCCGAGCAGAGTGACCAAGTTTATGCGGGTACTAATCAGAAGTATAATGAGGTATGGTGGTTTTATCCCTCAGGATCCTCTACATATAATGATAGATATGTCATTTATAACTATTTAGAAAAGCTTTGGTATTATGGAAATTTACCTCGTTCTGCTTGGCTAGACTCACATATTCAAGGATATCCATGGGGGGCTAATAGTGGGATGTTGGTACAACATGAGTATGGTTTTGATGATAGTACTACAAACCCATCTACTGCTATACTC